AGTCAAAGTCTGCTTGGTCTTTTTCACGTGCGGCGTTCATATCAATACTCCTCGTCGGTGTCTCTGTTGCGGTCTAAGAATTCATCAACCTGTGCGTTGGCTTCGCCAAGGTCTACAGCATACACTTCACAAGTCATGATTCCGTCTTTGATCTGTATGTTAAATGGCACACGGCCACGGAACATGAAATCATCTGGTTGCTGTCGCACGATACGAAACTTCTGACTACGTTTGGCACGATCGATCAGTTCTGCTGTGTACTCGGCGGCGTTCTTCATCTTGGGGCAAACTCCTGTTGTAGTTTGATGTTGTCAAAGAACTCCTTCTTAACGCTGGGATCTTCTTTGAACGCACCTGTTAGCACAGTGGTCTGTGTTAGACTAGAGTGCGCCATGATGCCACGATTCTCACAGCATCCATGTGTGGCTTGCACATATACCGCTACATCATTTGAGTCAGTGGCCTTGCTGATCTCTCGTGCGATGTCATTGCATAATTCTTCTTGCAGTGTGCCTCGTCGGGCGCACCACTGTGCGATGCGTGTGTACTTGCTGAGACCGATCAGTTTGTTAGCGGCAATAATACCGATGTAGGCAACACCAGACACAGGCTGATGGTGATGGCTACACATACTACGCAACTCACTACGTACAACAAGCATGCCTTCATAACGGTCTTGCGAGTCATTTGGAAAGGCTGTTGCGTCGGGTCCTGGTTCATATCGTCCTGCCATGATTTCGTTAAAATACATTTTGGCAAGTCTACGTGCTGTGCCCTGGCTATTGGGATCGTTTTCACGATCAATCAGCAGTGCATCTAGTACTTGTTCAAATGCTTCGGTTGCTTCATCGATCAGTCGTTCTTTGTCACCTTCGTGCAAGAAATCGCTGATGTTGTCTCCTGCCCAAAAACGCTTGTTCTCACGTTTCATCTTGAAGCGAAGATGATCAGACAGTTTGGCAAGCTGGTATCCACCATCGCCTGCCATTGCGTCCAGTGCTGTTTCATCTGGATCGTTGCTTATGTAAATTTTGTTATATGACAATTTAGTTCTCCGAGTTTAAGACGTGGATGTCTTGTATTGTAAAGTTATTTAGATCAAACGTCAATAGATTTTGATGGGTTATTATACCACTTCCATGCCGAGTTGATTATCGAGTCTAGATCACTGTGCTTGGGTTTCCAGCCCAATATCTTTTCTGCCAGCTCTGCATTGGCTACCAAACGATCTGGATCACCGTTCCTACGAGGGCCGATATCGATCTCAACAGGAGCGACTAACCTCGCCACAGCATCCACGATCTCTTGATTGCTGTATCCTTGCCCACTGCCGAGATTAACTGCACCGCTACGTCCGCCTGATTGGAGATATTCGATCGCCTTCACATGCGCATCGGCGAGATCATCAACGTGTACATAATCACGTATGCAGGTACCATCGGGTGTTTTGTAGTCGTTACCGTTCATGGTAAACTTCTTGCCCTGCTGGACTGATTCTAGCAGTCTTGCGATGATGTGTGTGGCACTGGGTGCTTGTCCTAGTTCACCATCTGCGATGTCAGCACCGCAAGCATTGAAGTAACGCAGTGTCATCACACTGGCACCATATGCCATGGCATAGTCTGCTAGCATGATCTCGATAGCCGCCTTGCTTTGACCATACGGACTCATCGGTGACCACGTTTGGTTTTCAGCGATTGTATCCACATCAGGAGCACCATACACCGCGGCACTGCCTGAGAACACAAACAATGGCATGTTTGGTAAAGAGCGCAGTCCTGCGAGTAAGTACGCAGTCTTGGCCACGTTGTTCACATGATATTCCGCTGGGTCGAACAGGCTCGGTCCTACCAAGCTGGTGCCAGCGCAGTGTACCACAGCATCTGGAAGATTGGCTTCCAACCAGTCAAACATTTCGGTGCTGGCATAGTCCGCCTGTATGAACTCATGCATGTGTTTTTCAACATGCTCTCGCGGCACACGATCAACACCTGATACTTGATAGCCTGCAGACATCAAATGCTTGCAGATATGACTACCTATGTAGCCGGTTGCACCTGTTACTAGAACCTTCATGCTCTCAGTGTCTCCATTGTGATTATTTTAGCTATGTTGTCGCCGAGATCGTCTTCGTCGTTGATGATATGCAGTGCAGTGCTATTGCGATCAGTGCGTGAGTCATAGCGTCGCACTTCCATGATCCAACCAGACTCGGCACGATGCATTTTGAAATTCAGCGCAGGCCTATCAAACGTTTCTCGGTCAAGGCGATCGATGCCAATTGATACTTTTGCATCATTGGAGTAAACGTTAGGCTGGTTCATTGAATCTCTTATTTTCTTGTTTACCCATCGATTGAACCAGTTCATTCGTCATCCTTAAAATCTATCACATTGCCATCTGCATCTGCACAGATAATACGCACAGTCTCACCGGCTTCGTTTTGGATCTCAATGGGTCCCCAGATCCACCATGCGCTGTCATCCTGCATCCACCCGTCGTCTCGTTCTTCTAGTTCGTATGGACTGTTTTCATCTAGGAACTCACGGATCTCTTCTTCAGCTTCTTCGTCTAGTCCTTCGATTTCTACGTCATACCAGCAACCGCCGTCATCCATGCTGAGTAGTTCAACGCTTTCAATGTTGTTGTACTCACACTCTAACATGTTGATGCTGTCTTTGGAACCATCGCCATTGGGCACTTCGGTAAACTCAAACTCTGGTGGGTTATCGTCTGTAGTGGTAACTTCCCATGACCCCCAGCGGAAACCATTGGTGACAGTTACTTTACCAGTACCGTCACCACGTTGGGTATATGTTTCAACTTCTTGAACATTCTTTTTGTAGTAGGTTTTAACAGTCCATACAGCCATGATCTGCTCCTTAGTTGTCCAGATCCATTTCGCATGCTTCGCGAACCAGGCTTACCACTTCGTCCAATGTGTTGCACAGGACCTTGGCAGTGACATAGTCACCTTTCTTGTTACGTCCACCTGCTTCTACCATGAAGCCGTTGTCGTAACGATTGACGGTAAATGATTCATTTACTTTGGTCAGCTTGTCGCTGAGTTTGTTTACTGATTTAGCTGTTGCCATTGTTTTCTCCTTTAAGTATTAGAACTTGCTTTCATGTGTGTGCTTGCGATAGTCGGTTGACATACGCAACCATTGTTCGCCTTTGCCTTCAAGAATATCTACGATGCGATCAACTGTGCCGTTGGTCCAGTCCGAGATCTGTCCTTGATTAGGATGTGGCTTCTGCAACAGCTTTTCCAACTTGTCCAATGCGTCCTCTATTGACCAAGGGATGTATAAGCGGTCTTTATCATTGCCAAAAGATTCAGGGAAGCTACGATAAGCAGGATACAATACATTTGCTCCCAGAGTGTCAGCTTCGCTAACGGTATTTGAAACCCAATCTTGTAAAGCACAATTAAATAGCACACGAGTATCAGTGAGCAGATTGTAATAGTCATTCTTTTCCAAGTCCTCGTGGATGGTTAATCGTCCACTTGCTTGCATATCACGAGTGCGTTGCATGTAGCTGTCGTTGTTGCTCTTTAGTTTAGCACCTGAGAACAAACAAAACTCCACAGCAGTGCCTGGGTGACGTTCATGCCAAGCATCAATCAAGTCCATGAAGAAGTCTGGTTGCTTCTCTTGATCCCAACGTGCCGCAAAGCCCACGCGATGCTTGCGCTCTGTGAATGGGCGCAGTTCGCCAGCGATGCGTTCACGCACTTCGCTCTTGCCAAATGCAAGTCCGGAGATGTTGTAGATAGGAGCAGTCCAGCCTGCAATCTTCATGTGCATGACCATCTCTTCGTTTGTGGCCAGTACAGCACCACCAGAGATAGTAACGATGTCATTGACCATGCGCTCATAGTCCATCATCCACTTGCCCATGCCCCACACATGAACAAAGTCATCTGGGTCAATGGCCTGTGCCAGACAGCGCACAAAGATGCGTGGACGCAATTCTGCAGGAACTTGCGTAATAATATAGCCAAGACTTTCAAAGCCGGGCTGGAACATGTCTTCAAAGTAGATGACATCTTGTGCAGTAACTTCACCTTGTTGCATCAGCCGAACCAGATTCATCATCTGGCTCATTGAAAAGTAACTGCGACCATGTGCGTCTAGCACTTGACCTACAACAATCTTTTGACTGTTGTCTAGGGTCAAGCCCGGAACGTAGCTTACAGCTAGGCCACGTTTCTCGAACACACGCTTGTTCCACTCTGTTAGTTGCAGAGTATAGCGAGCCTTGTAGCTCTCCAAACCCATGTAGTAGAGTTTACGCATTATCGTGACCGATAGTTAGAGTTGTAATTAGGGCGTGGGTTGTTGCCCTGATAGCCCCGACGCTCGCCATTCCATGGCTTCTTCTCAAACGGCTTCTTGTCGTTTGAATGTGCCCAGTTCCAGTGGTTCTTGGCATGACCGACTTCCTTGTAGCGCAAGTAGTCTTCGAATGTACGGCTTCTCTCATTGTAGAGATCTGCCTCGTTAAAGATCCTGCCATAACTCACGCAGAACTCGCGGTACGCATCAAGGTCATCAAAAATCTGATGTACCTCTGGCTTAGTGGTCAAATACTTGTTAAGCCACTTTGGATGATTAGCCATCATTATCTCCTATTATACGGGATGGTAAAAGGTTTTTTCGGGAGTACGTGGATCGCGGTATACGATCTCACAGCCATTCTCGTCGTCCTCGCTTACTGCGATTATAACATGTCTGCCAGGATAACGGGAATTGATTTGGACATATAAGTCGTCTGCGATCATCTCGCAACTCTTATAGTCGAGAGCTAGAACGGCACCGTCACCGTTATACAACGCTTCGAGCCATCGTTTGAACTGGATGAACTCGATGTCCCGGTCGTTATGGAACACAGAGATTGACACCCTGAAATGGAAAATGTGACGATGAGGATTAGCAAGGAACGCGACATCAGCAAGTTGCGGGTCAGTGGCCGCCGCTGGGTATTTATGGATGCCTTCCTTCTGGAACTTTACCCAGATATAGCGATCGGCGACTTCGCTGTTGATATCAGTCTGCCTACGGTCATCATATGTAGTCATTAGTCTGTTTCTCCACCTTCGCTCTCGACGTCATGATAGTTGCTTTTCTTTACCAGCTCACGATCATAACGTTCACGGGCTTCTGCTAGTGCTTGCTCATCAAGCCCATGCCAGCCTATACAGTATCCTGTTGGACTGCGGCCACAGCCACAACGTCCAATTCCTTCAGGGTTAGTTCTTACCTGCATCTTATTATCCTTCAATGATTGTATCTTGAGTGTATTTAGACCAGTCGGTGAACACCGATTTATTTTGTAGCTCGTGTAGACTATGACACCACACACCTGGATTAGTTGCTTCAAAGTCTTTGTCATCTATCTTGAGGGTAGCATTATATCCAAATTGTCTTACATACGGCAATTTTACACTGATCATTGGAATAAAGCGATCATGCTCTACTAAGAAAGATTCCAATACGCCTTCGGCACAGCTAACATCAAAGTCCAAGGTACACCATGCACCAGATTCTAAACAGAGTTTGATCATGTGTTCCCAAGGACGCCATGCATCGACATCGTTGACCTGCAGGCGTGGAAAACTTTGATTGGCACCAAAGTAGATGTGTGTGATGTGTTTGTTTGTGTCAGTGTGTTCTTGAGATTCATTTACTATCGTCAAGATCTTCTGAGGATTGATCACTCCTACCACAAACAAGGTTTTTTTGCCAAAAGCTGGACTGTGTTCTACTTCTGTGCCGACGAAAACGCTGGCTGTTTCATGTCCTTCGCGTTGCATTGCTGTTACCTTTGTGTGTTGTGATTTGTGTATTGTATGATGTTTGAAAAGAAAAATCAAGACTTGATTTTTTCGTTTGCAGTTGACTCAAATCGACGGATCTCGTCTTTGAGCAATAGCTTTTGCTTTTTGAGTTCAGCAACCTTTGCTTCTTCCACATGAGGGTGCTTTTCCATTTCATCGATCTTTTGTGCAAGCACTCGATGTGATTCTTTAAGGTGTTTGATATGATTGTTTACATCGCCCATTGGTTCATCCTCCGTGTTCTTCTCTAACAAGATCTCCAAGTCTAGCTTCTGCTGCCTCTTCTGCCATTTTCTCATCTTGTGCTGTCTCCTCGGTCGTTTCTTCTTCCACAAACTCAAATAGATTATCAAATGTGCTGTGCCCATTCATGGCTTTCTTGCCTTTGAATCCGCGAGTACCAATGATATCCATCCAGTAAAGATTGTAGTGTTCGATTATGGCTTCTGCCTCTGCACGGTCTGGTGTGGCAAAGATAGCATCCACGATGTCTTTGAACTTGGCATGATCGCCATTGTAGTTCCACATCATGTAGGGCCATGTGCCGTTGTCATATTCGCGATGGGCACGTTGTACGCTTTCGATATGCATCCAAACATTGTGACCCATCAGCAGGGCATAGCTAAAGCTATCCCAGCTGGTCTTGCCTTCTTTGCCGATCTTGTTTAGATCGCCTGGTTTGTAGATACAGATGTCTTTCATGGTCATGCGCGAACTGATCGGACTTTGATCAAAATGATGTATCAGTCCGTCTTGCACCACGGCATCGCCATAGTTCCTGGTGTCTGCTGAGTATTTCTTATCATCCACGATAGGACTCATGCGATAGCACCATTTGCCATCATGTGGTAGATCTATTTGGTGGTAGACTTGTCCATTCGCCGTTGCAAGGAATGGCGAAGCACAATCAAAACTAATAGTAAAATTAGGATTAACATATTTTCTCACAGCTCGTTGGATGTCAGTGAGCAAGACCGCCCACTCTAGTTTGCTTGTGCCCAAGAAGTGCATCCAGTCATGTATGCCTTCTTGTAACAGGTTGTCATGGCGCAGTGCGACCAATCGCTTGAGCACCAGATGCACGTCACACATGTTCTGCCCACCCATGGCCCACCCATTGAAGTGAGTGTCTGGGTACACTGCTGGATCGCAGTAGTCTTTCATTTCCTGGTACCAACGATCTGCATCACCGTGGTTGGCACCCTGCAACACATTAAGAACTTTCATGCCGCCGTTCTTGATGCCCTTGCGATTCTTCATGTAGAATTCGTTGTTGTATTTGGTAGCGGCCACAGCATCTTTAAGAGTGCTGATACCACATGCGGCAGCGGCCTTCTTGTCGTGGATCACCCAGGTTGGGATATCCAGCGTCATGCCATAGTCAGCGATACCATCCAGCCACTTGAGTACCGCTTCGCGTTTCTTCTGTGCTTTGGGACACCCTGAGTTGGCCTTCCAGTCACCTTCCCATAGGCCCTTGGCGATCTGGAATCCACCCGAGTCGCCCAGCATGAACGTTCCTGGTTCACGACTACGGACCATGTCTTCTGACCAATCCTGCTTGTTGAGATCTAGATTAGCATGTCCACCTGAATACAGGCTCCACCTGTAGGGAAACAGGCCCTTGGCGCTGTTGAGCCAGTTCATCTGTTCCATGTCCTGTATCTGTGCAGGCATACGTGCAGGATCCACATAAGGTCCGTTGACAGGATCACGTTGCTTGCCTACAAAGGTGGCATAGAAGCCGCTGATAGCTGGCAAGAACACAGCATAGTCATTTTGCTTGCTTGTTAGATTATCTTGGCTCATGGACTTGTTTGTACCTCTCCGACATCATGTTTTTCTTCTAGTGTGAGTATGTCCATGATCCTGAACTTTTCATAAGCGTCTTTGAGACCTGGATGCTTTTCCATACGAGCTTCAAGATCCATTTCTTCAAACATTTTCTTTTGTGCCCAGTCTAGCAGTCGTTCAGCATCAGACGTTAGTTTAACACTGGCAACGCTACTGGCCCAGGTGACCCAACTATTGCCATCAAACACTTCCATGTTCTGAGTGCTAGTGTTGTATCTAACCTGCCCAGCAAAACTTTGAGGTCCAGAGCCCTGCCCACTGTTATAATTGTTGTATATACTAGGAGTAGATGGAGTCCCACCATCTACTGTTATATACTTGCCGCCTTGATAGATACCTCTGATCATTTGCTTTGTGCGAGGATCATGTAGCCATATTCAGCGAGACCGCTGTCTACAGTGATTTTGATGACGCCGTCATCACTGACCTTGAAGGTCTTGTCTCCGGGCATGCTGAACACGCTGTCTACTGGTTTGACTGGCCAGTTCCACTGCTTGGTGAGCTTGCCACTCACGCCATCCTGGAACACGAAATGTCCACCGTGGCTGCTGTGATCGCCAAACTCAAATGTGAGCTTGCCATTGTCTGTCTTGGCCACGAATACATTGTGCTCACTGTTGGCACTGATCATGAACTTCATCTTCTGGATGCTTGCGACTGCTGGAGTGATATCCACCTGCCAGTTAAACTCTCTGGTGGCACGTACACTCTTGATCTTTTCGCTCACGATATTGGCAAGCATGAAGCGATAGTAGTTCTTGAAGTCGCCGCCTTTGTTTTCAAAGTTCAGTCCATCCATCGCGCCGTCGTCACGCATCTTGAGACTGAGCTTGGCATCTTCCTTGTATTCAGGAATGTTGAGGATGGTGTTTAGCTTGCTGAGATTTGGCATGCCAAATGTATGCGCAAATTCTGGAATTGGGTTCTTGAACGTTGCTTTGAGGATAACAGTCTTGTCTTCGCTCACAGCCTCGATAGTGGTGCTTTGTTCATCGCCCACTACCTTGACCAATTCGATACCCAACGCGGTAGTGTGTTGTACGATGTCTTGCAAATAGTCTTTCATTGAAGTCTCCTATGATAATTGAATTTTACGTGAAATATTTAGACCTGTCAATACCTTAGGTCGTATATCTTTGGACCATTCCACGGCCCGGTTGATCTTTGAAGCTGTCCAGTTCTCCTGGTAGCTGTATCTCCACCAATGCACTGTGTGAGTTCAATGGTGTCCATAGCTTTAGCTCAAATCCTGTTTCCTTGAGCATTGGTTCCAGCAAGGATCGTGTGACATAGCTTTTGCTCACAGGATTGGTTGCCAGCTGGCTACCCATCACAGTGTCACAGTCATTCACATTGAACATGGCTATGCCTCCAGGTCGCAGTACTTTCTTTAGTTCATCAAGTACGATGCGTATGTAGGGCAGAGTCAGTCGTTCCATGATCTGCCAAACAACGACCACGCCAAATTGCTTTTGTGGCAGCGTGGATAGATCCATGTCATGGAAGCTCTTGATGTTATAGGTTCGGATGGTATTCCTGGCCGCGATCGCAAACTTGTTTAGAGAATCAGCAAGCACAGCATCATCTTGGTCAGCTATGTACAGCTGATAGCTGATAGAAGCCATCTGTAACACTTCATGATTGAAGGCATTTATAACCAGGCATGGTATCTTCCAGTTCAGATGCACACTGAATCTGGCCAACAGCTCGTCTTGTTCTTTCAAGCTGAGAGTGGTCCATTCTTTGCGTGTGTCATCTGTTATGCCCAGTGCTTGGATATACCATGCACGACTCATCAGCACCTTGCGTATGCCTTCGATCATGTTTTCGATATCACTGAGATGTTTTCGATGTAGTTCTTCTACTTTGTCCAGCTGTTGTATAGCCGCTTCATAGAGACCCATCTGCGCTCGTATCAGGTTGAAGGAAAATGTATCCTTGCCCAGCATCACTTCGATGGCTGCTCGTCGCATTTCTAGGGTGCGGCGTGTTTCGCTGTGTGTTGCCAATAGATCGTTTATGTGTATCTGTTGGAACACTAGATCTGAAAGTTTTTCTATCTGCATGTCGGTTACTCAAATACAAAAAGGCTGTCAAAGGTCGTTGCTATGTCAGTGTTAGTGGCGATCTGCCAGTCCAGCACACCCAGCAAGTTCTCTACCTTTTGATCCACGATGGTGGTCTCCATGGTGCTGTCATCAAATGGCAGTTCTTTGAACCACTGTGGAATGTGTAGTTCATCTGTAGGATAGCCAACTGAGGTAAGGCCCAGTGGGTTTTCCTTCAGTTTACACACGATGGTCTTCATACCATCTGTGATCTCAATACTGCGATTGTCGCTGTGCATCTTACGCAGTGTATTCCAGTTGATAGCTGCTCTCACATGACCTGGCATGTTGAACTTGCCATGTTTCTTTTCC